ATTGAATTAGTTAAATCTTCAGAAAAAAGAATTGAACCAACGACGACTAAATTAGATAAAATTAAATATATTTGGGAAAAAACATTACCTCACCGAGAGCTTGTTTTAGGCGGTTTAACAATTCAAACACGAGCAAAAGGAAATAACGAGGCTGTCTATAACCCCTCGGAAATGAGCGACGGTGAGCGAGTTATTTTCTATCTGATTGGGCAATGTCTTGCAGCACCCGAAAATGGAATTATTGTCATAGACGAGCCTGAAATTCATCTTCACAAATCTGTACAAGTTCCATTATGGAAGGATATAGAAAAACTCCGACCTGATTGCCTGTTTGTATATATGACTCATGATACTGATTTTGCTGCAGCACTGCATGATGCAAAGAAAATCTGGTTAAAAAGTTATGATGGTTCCAGTTGGGATTGGGAAGATGTTCCCGATGTCGAAGGCCTACCAGAAAGTTTATTAATTGAAATATTGGGTAGTAGAAAACCAATTGTTTTTGTTGAGGGGGAAAATGGAAGCTATGATGTATCCCTTTATCGTGCTGTGTTAAATAGTTATCTAGTGATACCATCTGGTTCTTGTAGTCAAGTAATACAAAATGTTAAAGCTCTAAGAGCCAGTGAAAAACTCCATTATATGGAAGTTTTTGGTATTATTGATAGGGATAGACGTGTTGAAAATGAAATTCAATCGCTTCTGGAATACGGTATTTATACTCTAAGCGTGGCTGAAGTCGAAAATCTCTTTTGCGTTCCGGAAGTTATAACTTTAGTTAGCGAACGATTAGTCAGGAATCCAGATAAAGATCTACAATCAGTTAAAGATTTTGTGTTCCGTAAAATATCCTCAGAGCTGGATACTCAGATTTCACTGCGTGTGGCTGGCGAAATTAAATTCATGCTTAATTGTTTTGATGAAAAAGCAAAAGGGGTCGATGCTCTTAGTAGAGCTCTTGAGTTGTTGACGTCACAAATTAATGTTAAAGAGCTTTATGATGAAAGTTTATCTCTGTTTAATAATGCAGTTGAGAAACGTGATTATCTTCTTGCATTAAAACTTTATAACAGGAAAAGCCTTTCATCCCAAGTAAGTAAGCATCTGGGGCTGGCTAATGGACAGCTTGCTGAATTAGTGGTCAGGATGGCTAATAATGAAAGTGGAGAGTCAATGAGAAATGCTCTCAGACCATATTTTGGTGAGTTTTCGGGTAAAATATAGTTATACAGAGTGCATAATACTTATCGTGACTGTGGTTGGATGATGTGTGTGGTTCATGTGTCTGCTCCTCGCTCACAGCAGGCTGTCAGATTTGATAGCGTTTGGGCTATGTAAATTGTCAGTTGGAAAATGAGTGAGTGCAAGTCAGGACAGGCGGGCGAATTGCCCGCCTTTTCTTTATCTGTTGTTTCATCCACTGACCAGACAGGTCAAATAGCGTCTCAGGCACTGCCCAATAGAAAATAGTTGCACCCATTAACCACGGAGTTAAACGGATGAGTGACTATCATCACGGCGTGCAGGTGCTGGAGATTAACGACGGCACCCGCGTCATTTCCACCGTATCCACTGCCATTGTCGGCATGGTCTGCACGGCCAGCGATGCGGATGCGGAAATCTTCCCCCTCAATAAACCGGTGCTGATTACCAATGTGCAGAGCGCAATTGCAAAGGCCGGTAAAAAAGGCACGCTGGCGGCATCGTTGCAGGCCATCGCCGACCAGTCAAAACCGGTCACCGTTGTCGTGCGCGTGGAAGACGGCACCGGCGAAGACGAAGAAACGAAACTCGCGCAGACTGTTTCCAATATCATCGGAACCACCGACGAAAACGGTCAGTACACCGGACTGAAAGCCCTGCTGGCGGCGGAGTCGGTACCCTGGACAATCCGGTCAAGCGTGGTGAGCAGGTCATCGAACAGGTCACGCTGATGAAACCCAATGCCGGGACGCTGCGCGGTGTCAGTCTGGCTGCGGTCGCGAACTCCGAAGTCGATGCACTGATTAAGGTGCTGCCGCGCATGACGGCACCGATGCTGACCGAGCAGGAAGTCGCCGCGCTGGAACTGCCTGACCTTGTGGCGCTGGCCGGTAAGGTGGTCGGTTTTTTGTCGCCGAACTCGGTGCAGTGACGTTCCCGAAAAATCTGTCGGTCGATGACCTGATGGCGGATGTGGCAGTGATATTTCACTGGCCGCCATCAGAACTATATCCCATGAGCCTGACCGAACTCATCACATGGCGCGAAAAGGCGCTCCGGCGAAGCGGAAACACGAATGAGTAACAATGTAAAATTACAGGTATTGCTCAGGGCTGTTGACCAGGCATCCCGCCCGTTTAAATCCATCCGTACAGCGAGCAAGTCGCTGTCGGGGGATATCCGGGAAACACAAAAATCACTGCGCGAGCTGAACGGTCAGGCATCCCGTATTGAGGGATTTCGCAAGACCAGTGCACAGCTCTCCGTGACTGGTCATGCACTTGAAAAGGCACGGCAGGAGGCCGAAGCCCTTGCCACACAGTTTAAAAACACCGAACGTCCGACCCGTGCTCAGGCGAAAGTGCTGGAATCCGCAAAGCGGGCGGCGGAGGACTTACAGGCGAAATATAACCGCCTGACGGATTCCGTTAAACGCCAGCAGCGGGAACTGGCCGTTGTGGGAATTAATACCCGCAATCTTGCACATGATGAGCAGGGACTGAAAAACCGTATCAGTGAAACCACCGCACAGCTTAACCGTCAGCGTGACGCGCTGGCGCGTGTCAGTGCACAACAGGCAAAACTTAACGCAGTCAAACAGCGTTATCAGGCCGGAAAGGAACTGGCCGGAAATATGGCCTCAGTGGGCGCTGCCGGTGTGGGGATTGCTGCTGCGGGAACGATGGCCGGTGTTAAGCTGCTGATGCCCGGTTATGAGTTTGCGCAGAAAAACTCAGAATTGCAGGCTGTGCTCGGTGTGGCAAAAGACTCCGCCGAAATGGCCGCGCTACGCAAGCAGGCGCGCCAGCTCGGCGACAATACCGCCGCCTCGGCAGATGATGCAGCCGGGGCGCAGATTATTATTGCGAAAGCCGGTGGGGATGTTGATGCCATTCAGGCGGCAACGCCGGTCACGCTGAATATGGCGCTGGCGAACCGTCGCACGATGGAAGAAAACGCCGCCCTGCTGATGGGGATGAAATCCGCCTTTCAGCTTTCAAACGATAAGGTCGCTCATATCGGGGATGTTCTCTCCATGACGATGAACAAAACCGCCGCCGATTTTGACGGCATGAGCGATGCGCTGACCTATGCCGCACCTGTGGCAAAAAATGCCGGTGTCAGCATTGAAGAAACCGCCGCAATGGTCGGGGCGCTGCATGATGCAAAAATCACAGGCTCAATGGCGGGGACGGGAAGCCGTGCCGTGTTAAGCCGCTTGCAGGTACCGACGGGAAAAGCATGGGATGCTCTCAAAGAGCTTGGAGTGAAAACCTCAGACAGCAAAGGAAACTCCCGGTCAATATTTACCATTCTGAAAGAAATGCAGGCCAGTTTTGAGAAAAACCGGCTCGGTACTGCCCAGCAGGCTGAATACATGAAAACTATTTTCGGGGAGGAGGCCAGCTCAGCCGCCGCTGTGCTGATGACTGCCGCCTCAACCGGAAAGCTGGACAAACTGACCGCTGCGTTTAAAGCCTCAGACGGGAAGACCGCAGAGCTGGTAAATATCATGCAGGACAACCTCGGCGGTGACTTTAAGGAGTTTCAGTCCGCTTATGAGGCGGTAGGGACAGACCTGTTTGACCAGCAGGAAGGCGCACTGCGTAAGCTCACACAGACGGCCACAAAGTATGTGTTAAAACTCGACGGCTGGATACAGAAAAACAAATCACTGGCGTCAACCATCGGCCTCATTGTCGGTGGTGCACTGGCGCTGATTGGTATCATCGGTGCCATTGGCCTCGTAGCCTGGCCGGTTATCACCGGCATCAATGCCATTATCGCAGCAGCAGGCGCAATGGGGGCAATCTTCACGACGGTTGGCAGTGCCGTTATGACGACTATCGGGGCGATTAGCTGGCCGGTAGTGGCCGTGGTGGCCGCCATTGTCGCCGGGGCGTTACTTATCCGTAAATACTGGGAGCCTGTCAGCGCATTTTTTGGCGGTGTGATTGAAGGGCTGAAAGCGGCATTTGCGCCGGTGGGGGAACTGTTCACGCCACTTAAACCGGTGTTTGACTGGCTGGGTGAAAAGTTACAGGCCGCGTGGCAGTGGTTTAAAAACCTGATTGCCCCGGTCAAAGCCACCCAGGACACCCTGAACCGTTGCCGTGACACGGGCGTCATGTTCGGGCAGGCACTGGCTGACGCGCTGATGCTGCCGCTTAATGCGTTCAACAAACTGCGCAGTGGTATTGACTGGGTACTGGAAAAACTCGGTGTTATCAACAAAGAGTCAGACACACTTGACCAGACCGCCGCCAGAACTCAAGCCGCCACGTATGGCAGCGGTGGTTATATTCCGGCGACCAGCTCTTATGCAGGCTATCAGGCTTATCAGCCGGTCACGGCACCGGCTGGCCGCTCTTATGTGGACCAGAGTAAAAACGAATATCACATCAGCCTGACGGGTGGTACTGCACCGGGGACACAGCTTGACCGCCAGTTACAGGATGCGCTCGAAAAATACGAGCGGGATAAACGTGCGCGCGCCCGTGCCAGCATGATGCATGACGGTTAAGGAGGTGACGAAAAATGATGCTCGCGTTAGGTATGTTTGTTTTTATGCGCCAGACGCTGCCACACCAGACCATGCAGCGTGAATCAGATTATCGCTGGCCGTCAAATTCCCGTATCGGTAAACGGGATGCCTACCAGTTTCTCGGCGTTGGTGAGGAAAACATGACGCTTGCCGGTGTGCTTTATCCCGAACTGACCGGCGGCAAGCTGACGATGACCACGCTCAGACTGATGGCAGATGAAGGCCGGGCGTGGCCGTTGCTGGATGGTACCGGCATGATTTACGGCATGTATGTCATCAGCAAGGTGAGTGAAACAGGGAGTATTTTCTTTGCAGACGGCACACCCCGAAAAATTGATTTTACGCTGTCGCTCACCCGCGTTGATGAATCACTGGCCGCGCTTTATGGCGATATCGGTAAACAGGCGGAATCGCTCATTGGTAAGGCTGGCAGTATGGCGACTAAATTCACGGGTATGACGGGGGCGGGATAATGCTGGATGCGCTGACATTTGATGCAGGCAGTACGCTGACGCCGGATTACATGCTGATGCTCGACAGCAGGGATATTACCGGCAATATCAGCGACCGTCTGATGAGTATGACCCTGACGGATAACCGGGGCTTTGAGGCTGACCAGCTTGATATTGAACTGAACGATGCCGACGGGCAGGTCGGGCTGCCGGTTCGTGGCGCTGTCCTGACGGTGTATATCGGCTGGAAAGGTTTTGCCCTGGTATGCAAAGGGAAATTTACCGTTGATGAGGTAGAACACCGGGGCGCGCCGGATGTGGTCACCATCCGCGCCCGGAGTGCAGATTTTCGCGGGACGCTCAATTCCCGCCGGGAAGGCTCCTGGCATGACACCACGCTCGGTGCGATTGTTGAGGCGATAGCCTCCCGTAACAGGCTGGAAGCCAGTGTCGCTCCGTCACTGGCCGGAAATAAAATCCCGCACATCGACCAGTCGCAGGAGTCTGATGCGAAATTCCTGACCCGTCTTGCAGAACGCAACGGCGGTGAGGTGTCGGTAAAAATGGGAAAACTGTTGTTTCTCAAAGCGGGGCAGGGGGTGACGGCCAGCGGTAAAAAAATCCCGCAGGTCACCATCTCCCGCAGCGACGGCGACCGTCATCATTTTGCGATTGCTGACCGTGGAGCCTATACCGGCGTAACGGCAAAGTGGTTACACACCAAAGACCCGAAACCGCAAAAGCAGAAGGTAAAACTGAAACGCAAAAAGAAAGAGAAACACCTGCGCGCACTGGAGCACCCGAAAGCGAAACCGGTCAGGCAGAAGAAAGCGCCTAAAGTACCGGAAGCGCGCGAAGGTGAATACATGGCCGGTGAGGCTGACAACGTTTTTGCCCTGACCACGGTATATGCCACGAAAGCGCAGGCCATGCGCGCCGCTCAGGCGAAGTGGGATAACTGCAACGGGGGTGGCGGAGTTCTCCATCAGCCTGGCTACCGGTCGGGCAGATATTTACACGGAAACACCGGTCAAAGTGTCAGGCTTTAAGCGCGTCATAGACGAGCAGGACTGGACAATCACTAAGGTGACACATTTTCTGAATAATAGCGGCTTCACGACGTCCTTGGAGCTTGAGGTCAGGCTTTCTGATGTGGAGTACGAAACAGAAGATGATGAGTGATGTTTTTGTTTTATCTGTTTGTTTTATAAGGACAAATTAACTAAAATGGCACCATCAACAAACCGGAAGAGGTGCTCGCGATGTTTCATTGTCCTTTATGCCAGCATGCCGCACATGCGCGTACAAGCGCTATATCACTGACACGACAAAAGAGCGTTATCACCAGTGCCAGAACGTGAATTGCAGCGCCACGTTCATCACTTATGAGTCGGTACAGAGATACATCGTGAAGCCGGGAGAAGTCCACGCCGTAAGACCGCACCCGTTGCCGTCAGGGCAGCAAATTATGTGGATGTAATTACAAACAGGAAGCCCCTCAGTCGAGGGGCTTTCTGTTTTGGGGAATATTCTTCATTAAAAGTAGTGGATCACGTTTAATAAACTATGTTTATCATATACTTAAAAGTAACTTTTTAAAGTTGGACAGGTTGGTGGAAAATGGAAAAAGTTATAATTGAGCTTGATAATCGTTGGGAGTTAGCTGATTTCGCGGTCTTAACGAAAGAGTATTTGCAGCTATATGGTTTTTTTTATGGCCTAAAAGGAGGATCAAGAGGATATTCAACAATGCCTTGGGAGGGTGGGCACAGTGTAGTGAACTTTTTTAGAGGGGCTTACAGTGCGACTCCACCAGATTTACGTCCTGTAGTGAAAAAAATTCAGTATGCCTCTCCTGGCTTTATTGAATTGTCTGCTCTTATTGATATCTCTTGGCAGATTGCTGAGTTAGTTACTGCTGTTGGTGGAAGTATTCTGGCTGCCAACAAAGTTTACGATCAGGTGATGCGTACATATCGACAAAGAGAATGGGCAAAGTTGAAATCAGAGAAGCTGCGTATACAGAATCAAATTAAAGAGATTGAACTTGTTTCTGACGCAGTTAAATCACTTGAATCTGTGATGGCACTTAGTGAAGAACAACGTAAAAACTTGGTTCAACTATCGGGGGCAGATGAACTGGTTCAGTTAAAGATACTTTTGGCTGTTTACCGACGGTTATCTCCTCTTGTTGAGTTGCAAAACAGCGGGAAAGCTAATTTTTCTGCAGGGAAAAATAAAAATTTAAAAGCGTCCGATTAA